TGTCGTTGTGGAACACATCGATTGACACCCTGAAATGAAATATATGGCGATGAGGATTAGCAAGGAACGATACATCATATTCTCCTGCTGTATTTAACCGGGGATCTGTTGCGGCCGCCGGGTAGCAGTGGATTCCTTCCTTGCGGAATGTGACCCAAATTTTTCTGTGTGCGGCTTCCTTAATCCGTTCTACTGTTTCGCGTTCTGTTTGTATCATTTTTGTAATAGTTCCATAGTTACAATTTTACCAATTGAGTCTGCTAAGTTTTCTTCTTGGGTAATAATATGCAGTTTGATACGATTTTCGTCCTTCTTGTGGTCATACCAACTGGACTCTACTATTGTGCCTCCTGATACTGCTTGTACCTTAAAGTTGATAGGATCTGGTAGGTCGATGCCACTTGGGCTGTCATCACATAGTTCGTCATCCATTAAAGAAACACTGATGTTTCCGCGACCTATCCTACTGGGCCTGCTAGGTTCGGCATCTATTAAAAAGTGAAGCAGTCGTTGTCTTAGCCAGTTTTTCATTTTATCACTTCGTCCTTGGTATATTTAGACCAGTCAGTAAACACCTTGGAATTTTGTAAGTTGTGTAAACTATGACACCACACACCCGGGTTTGTTGCTGCAAAATCTCGATCATCAATTTTAAGAGTAGCATGGTATCCAAATTGTCGAATGTAAGGCAGTTTAACACTGATCATTGGAATAAAATTATGGAACTCTACAAGTCCGGATTCAAGCAAGCCCTCTGCTTGTGCGTGGTCTAGATCAAGTGTGCATAACCATCCAGCCTCTAGGCACGACTGTATCATGTATTCCCAATCCTGCCAAGCGTCAGCATCATTCTTATCTAACGCAGGAAAACTTTGGTCTGCACCAAAATAGATATGTTCACAATCATTGTTTTTGGCTTCTTGTTGAACGATCTGGCTGTCTTGTAAGCCTACTACAAACAGGGTCTTCATACCAAACGCAACAGTGTGTTCTACTTCGGTTCCTATAAAGAAACTTACTTCTTCGTGTCCTGCTCTGTTCATTATACTTGATCTTGTTCTAGTTGATCTAATCGGGCCAGTTGGTCCGTGCTAAACTCTTGTTCTAATTGTACGCTATCTTCATTATCATTGTCAACATCAGCTTCTTCAAATAAGGCATTGAATTGACTGTGTGCGTTCTTGGCCTTCTTGCCTTTGAATCCACGAGTACCAATGATGTCCATCCAATATCGGTCATAGTGTTCAATGATTGCTTCGGCTTCAGCACGATCTGGTGTGGCAAAGATAGCATTCACAATGTCTTTGAATCGAGCATGATCTCCATTTTGATGCCACATCATGGCAGGAAACGATCCATTATCATATTCGCGGTTGGCTCGTTGGACTGCTTCCAAGTGCATCCAAACATTATGACCCATTAACAATGCGTAACTAAAACTGTCCCACGACGTCTTTCCTTCTTTACCAATCTTGTTTAACATTCCAGGTTGATAGTAACAAACGTCTTTCATTTGTAACTGTAGACTGATTGGACTTTCGTCAAAGTGATCAACCAGTCCATCTGCTACCACTGCTGATCCATATGGGCGTGTGTCTGTGCTATACTTTTTGTCATCAGCAATGGGACTCATACGATAACACCACTTGTCATTGTGTGGAAGATCAATATGATGATAGACCTGTCCGTTGGCGGTGGCCAAGAACGGACTTGCACAATCAAAGCTGATGGTAAATGATGGATTCACATACTTGCGAACAGCACGTTGAATGTCAGTTAACAACACTGCCCACTCCAGTTTACTTGTGCCCAGGAAGTGCATCCAATCGTGTATGCCTTCTTTAAGCAAGCCATCGTGCCGCAATGCCACAAGTCTACGCAATACCAAATGCACATCACACATGTTCTGGCCGCCCATACTCCAGCCATCAAAGTGCGTGTCTGGATAAATGGTTGGATCGCAGTAGTGTTTCATTGTGTCATACCAACGATCTGCGTCAGCATGGTTGGCGCCTTGTAACACATTAAGCACTTTCATGCCACCATTCCGAGCACCTTTACGATGCCGCATATAATAATCATTGTTATACTTGGTAGCCGCCACTGCTTCTTCCAATGTGGTAATACCGCACTTGTCGCTGGCATTTTTATCATGTATGACCCAGGTTGGTATGTCCAGTGTCATGCCATAATCTGAAACACCATCTAACCATCTAACCACTGCTTCTCGTTTCTTCTGTGCAGCATCTAACAAGTTCTGATAGTTTTTAACATGATCAATCTTGGCATACTTTTTATTGCCATTCTTGTCGTGCTTGGGTGTACCATCTGGTTTGAGATCCAACACATGTTCAACACCCTTGGCCTTGAGTTCAGCCATTCTGGCCACAACTTCTGCACTAGTTGGGTCACGCCACTCGCCTTCCCATAACCCCTTGGCAATCTGGAATCCACCTGAGTCACCTAGCATAAGTGTACCGGGCTCACGGCTACGCACCATATCCTCGGACCAGTCTTGTTTGGTTAAATCCAAGTTGGCATGTCCACCCGAGTAAAGCGACCACTTGTATGGAAATAGTCCTTTGGTGCTGTTGAGCCAGTTCATCTGTTCCATGTCCTGGATACCAGCAGGCATACGAGCCGGATCTACATACGGCCCATTCACAGGATCACGTTGCTTACCTATGTAAGTGGCATAGAAGCCACTGATAGCTGGCAAGAATACAGCATAATCGTTTTGCTTGGCTGTTAAGTTATCTTGAATCACTTGCTTTGTGCTGGAATAATATATGTGTAAGTAGCCAACCCAGAATCAACAGTGATTTGTGCCGCACCATCATCACTAATCCGCATAACCTTGTCACCAGTTAAATCAAGAATACTAATCACAGTTTTAATTGGCCAACTCCAAGCACGTTTAAGAGTACCTGTTACACCGGGTTGGAATACAAAGTTACCGGCGTGTGTACTATGATCGCCAAAGAAAAACATTAGGTCGCCGTTTTCGGTCTTGGCTTGAAAATTAACTTCTTCGGCATTGGCACTGGCCTGCATCTTAAGACGCTGGATGGCCGCAACAGTTGGCTCAAATTCAATGTGCCAGGTAACACCTTTAAATTTAACTGTCTTGGCTTTGTCGGTTACAATCTCTGATGCCATAAAACGATAGGTGTTTTTAAAATCCTTTGTGGCATTTTGAAAACTAATACCGTCGGGTGCTCCTGTATCTTTACGTGTAACGCTAAGATCTGCACCTTCTTTATATTCTGGCAAGTTTAATAAAATATTAAGTTTAGCCAAGTTTGGCATGCCGAACAAACCAATAAATTCTGGAACCGGATTGGCATACTTGCCTTCCACTACTACGCTACGATCCTCGGCAACACCAAAGATTTCAGATGACTTGGCGTCGCCTGTGATTTTAACCAGGTCAATACAACCCAATTTATGCGTGTGTTCTACTAGGTCTAATAAATGATCTCTCATGGGTAATTCTCCTTATTGTTTGATTATACAGGGGTTATTTAGATTCTGCAACGGGTTTAGGTAATATTTTTGCCAAGGCCTGCCCGCCACGTAATGATGTTAATTTTCCGGGTTTTTGTAATTCAATCCAGGTGTTGGGACCATCATCGTGGTGGCAAAAACTTTCTTTAAATCCCACGTGTTTGGCCCAACCTCGCAACATATTTCCGGGCGTATATGCGGCATAAAACCGTTCAACTAACATAACAGCCTTGTAACGATCACAATCATTAAAAGTCATAATCAAGGTACCACCTGGTTTAAGTTTTTGATAAATTTCAAACAGGTACTGCTTTACAACTTCAAATGGTTTGTAGTTAAAAAAGTTATATGCAAAACACACGCCCAGTTGACCATCGGGTATTTTGATCAGCCAGGGTGTGCTAGCATCTTCTTTTACTGTACTAATACGCAAGCGATTTTGATAAAGTTCATTGAATTGATTTGTTGCCGGCTGTATTAAATCATAATTTTCATCTACAATGTATAATGGATCATTGGCTACCATGTGATTGATAAATGACTCTTTGCCTGGACGTAATACCATGCCTGCATGTTGCCAATTGGTGTAAGTCATGAGCCTGGCTAAGAATATTTGATAATTTTCTTCGGAGACTTCTAATCTCCTATTTAACACATGCTCAATGTTATCTCGATACAGTTGGTCTGAATTAATCTGTGTGTTTAATTCTTCATATAAACTGTAACTTTGCTGAAACATGGGTTTTTCAGCTTCGTTTATCATGGCATTAAGTTGTTGTTTTAGACTATCTAATGCTTGTTCAAATAAATCAAAGGTCTGAATCAGGTTATTTTTATGTGTTAATAACTGATCCGATACCTGTAGCTTCCGGGTGTCTACAGTATATATAATATGATCAAGATCTTGACTGGCTGTATCACGTGTAGGGAGACCACTTAGAAGATCCAATTGATTTTTATAGGCAACCAGCTCGCTTAGTTTCATATCACCACTCAAATAAAGACTGGAAAGTATTTTCAGTATTAGTAGCACTGGCCAGATCCCACTCCAATACACCCAACAAATTATCTAACTTTTGATCTACCACTGTGGCTTCCATTTCGCTGTCAGCAAACGGAAGTTCTTTAAACCATTGCGGCAAGTGTGTTTCATCTGTAGGATAACCTATGCTGGTCCAACCCAATGGATTACTCTTGAGCTTACATACAATAGTTTTCATGCCATCAACAATCTGCATTGAATACTTGTCACCGTTCATCCTGCGTAGATTGTTCCAGTTAAGTGCCGCACGGACATGTCCGGGCATGTTGGCTTTGCCTAGGCGTTCTTCTTCTTTGCCATACTTGGTTAGATTGTTTACACGCTTGGGACTACCTTTCTCCCAACCCGGGCGTTCCTTAAAGATATATTTGAATTCACGAATCTTTTCAATAATGTCTTCGCGGCTTGTGCCGATCAGCACTTCATCTAAGATTTTACTCAAGAACTCTTGGATGACCTTGGGAGTATCACTGCGTTTAAGATCAAGCCCCATGGCTTTTACTTTGCCAGGACTTCCATGTGTGTCTACACGCTTGTTTTCTTTGTCGTAATACATGACAGCATAACGCTTCTTGGTAATAAACAAACCTTTGCTGGCCACAAGCTCTCGACCACCTCGGATTACATCGCCCATTTCTCTGGGCACATGGAATGCCTGTTCCATAAAGCCCGGAAACGATTCGTTGACTTGATCGGCAATACTGTTATACAGTTGTACAGCAATTTCACGACTCCAGGTCATGTTGCCTGCTTCTATTTCTTTTTGTAGCACAGGATAAGCGGTAAAGTAACAAGAATCAGTGTCACCATAAATGATTGCTTCGCCCACGTGATCATACTTACCTGTAATACATTCGTTTACATAAGCATCCATGTGCTTGGCAATGGCACGACCAGTAAGGGTTGTAGACTGACCAATACGCTTATCAAAGAACCTACAACCAGGGTTAAGAATAGCACCATACAGACTGTTAAGGTTAATCTTTTTAACAAGCTGACGCTTGTCCCAATATTCTTCATCTTCTGCATTTTTACACTCTTTCAATTTGGCCTGCATTTCTTTACGCTCAGCGTACCAGCGTTTTAACAGTCCCGGAATAACTGCTTCTTTTTCATAGGTAAAGATAGTTCCGTTGGCTGTAAGCATCCATGGATTATTGTTATCAAAAATTATCTTCCATACATCGGCGGCACTGTGTACACTCTCTTCACCATCTTTCCAGTCTATAGTAATCTCTGTGCCCGGCTCTGTGGCCATTACTGCTTCGTATTCTAAACTGCCAAACAGGCCTTCCCATGCACCGGCAAATGAGCTACCACTTCGCATCTTATCACCGATATAACGATCAGTCATAATAGGACGGAGTTGTCCCACAATGGTTTCTGGACCCATGTTAAGTGCTCTAATGGCACTGGGATATAATGAGTTGATGTCTATACTGCCTACATACTCGTGTATGCCTTTCTTTGGAAACGCAACATACGCACCCGCAGCCTGTGTGTCTTCGTCACTGTAGCGTTCTTTACGATTTGGCACAACCATGCCACGTTCGTGTGCTTCGTTGATAATGGCCTGCTCGGTCACAGCCACAGCACCCATAGTAGTTTGTAGTAGTACAGTATTTTCATGTGCCAGTGTATTAGCTAGATCCAAGAACTTTAGTTTCTTATCTAGCTTGGCCAAAATCATTGTATCTTGTCTGTTATACTCGATAAACTTTTTAAAGTTTTGATTGTACAGTTGATCCAAGGTACCTTCAAAAACTGTTTTAGTTTCTTGGAGTTCGTATTCAGCAATGGCATCTAAACTATAACTGTGACGTTCTTCGTATGTGTACTTGCGATACAGTTGCATATAGTCCATATGCACACGACCAATCAAATCATAGGTTTCATTCTCAGCACCAAAACGTTCAAATGTACGTTTCTTGGGATACTGATTCCACAAGCAGAATCTGCGTGTGTCGTCTTTACTAAGGATCCTGGTAACGCGATTTACTGTGTAAGGTATATCATAGCCCTCACTGTTCCAACCAGATATTGCATCGGCGTCTTCAATAAGATCCAAGAATGTTTTTAACATTTCATCTTCACGTTCAAAGATGATACAGTTTTCAAACTCTTTAGCAATTTCGTCTGCAGTTTCGCGACTCATGTGCTTGGGCGGAACAACCAAGGTGACCATTTGCTCTAGCCATTGCAGATAGACACTAATAGCAGTGATAGCATTAAATGGATCAGTTGTTGGGGAGAAGCCACGTTCTGGATCAAAGTCTACTTCAATGTCAAAGAACGCTACGTTTAATCGAGGACCATCTTGCCCTTTGTAGTTTTCTTCTAAACAACGAAAAATTGGATTGATATCACTTTCATACAGTTGCTTGCCAGACTGTATGCGAATTTCTTTGCGAAACTCTTTGTTGTTGCGTGTACTGAATCTGCTTACAGGTGTGCCAAATAGGCTTAGGAATTTACCACGAGGATCCTCGTAATAAAAAACATAGTTAGCCGGATATTCTTGATAGCACCTCTTGCCATCTCTCCTTTCAACTACATGAATACGATCGTGTTCACGATCAAATAGTGCGTCGATATAACTCATTGTTTATTAAATTTATTTTTACAGTAGGGCAGTAATACATCTTTTGTCCACGCAAGATATCCGTCAGGCGATGGATGAAAGTCATCGTCACTAAGTAACAGTCTTTTCAAACAAAAACTATATATGTCCTGCACAGGATCCATAATGGAATTATACGTTGTTTTAATAGGGTCGGGCAAGAATTTAACAATATCAAAATCATTTGTTCTACTCGGAAAAGCAGGATCTAAAAAATTAACAAATATTGATTGATATCCCAAGGCGTCAAGGTATCGTTTTAATCCAATTTTCCAGATTGCGTTTTCCACGGCCCTTGATTCAAAACTTTTGTATTTGTGGATGTCTCGATAGCCGAACCACTGTGTATTGCCATCACCGTTTCGATTTTCTCCTCCGGTTGAACCGTGGAAAACTTTGTCTGTAAACTGATATACAAAATTACAATCACTATCAATTACATCAGATGAAAAGATCTCATCTTCTCGATCGTGCCCTGACCACATTACTACTATTAGAGTTTCATCCGGTTGCAACTTGTTAGTTTCTAATCCCCAGATTATACTTTGTGAAATAAAATAGTTTCCTGCACCTGGTACAGCACAAGAAAACACGTTACTAAGTGATGCTAAGTCTCGAAAATAGTAAGGCCAGGTAGTTGGTACATCGTATTCGTCTAAGGTGTGAGTAAAACTACACCCACCGACTACTAAATTTTTAAATCCAAGATCTACAACATTTTCAAAATTTCTTTTGATATAATGCGTTGTCATAGATTGATACATTACAGTCATATTAAATTTTCTCCGTTTATGGCCGGTTAGCCATGATTCATGTTCGTAACGTGAACGACTCGATTGTTATTGAAAACAATATTTATAGCGTCTTACCTACACTGGTCAAAATTGTTTCTAGCAATTCGTGATCCTGTTGTTCGCGACCAAATTCTGATTTGTGTGCTAGTTTAATGGCTTTCTTGAGAATGTTGGGTTTGATATCCATTTCTTCAGCAATAGCTTTAACAGTGTCATTAAGGCCACCAGTTAAGGTTTCAATTTCCATCATGACCTGCATGCCTTCGTTGATCACTTGAGTAAGTTTGGCTTGTTCTGCACCGCTAAAAGTTCTGTTGTTAGACATGTAATTCTCCTGATTAAGTTTTACTATTATACAGTATTGTGTTAGAAAGTCAACGGATTAATTTGAAGATTTGGGCAATTGACTCGTTATTTTTTTGCTCACAGTGATTAAAAAATTTTCCAGATACAATATGGTTTTGGTTATATTTGGTACTTTGTTCTGTTTTGATTAACAATTGATCTATTGTACAATAATTTAAATTATCAATTAACTTGATAATACTTTCTGCTCTAGATAAATTACCAGGATCTAAATCCCAAGCAGTATCAAACTCATAATCAAACTGTAATCCTAAATTTTTCAAAGTACGATAAGTTTCAAATTGCCCAACTGGAACAAATGCTGTGCCACCTAACAAGCATTTTAAAGTTTTCTCGGTAAGAAAAGGACCTGGCCATATATATTGCTGTCCATCTTCAAACATGTTGCTATAGTGAAAGCTTTCATTGGTAAAATGTATAGCACAATCTTGATACAACGGTTGCCAAGGATTCCCGGTTATGTTTTGTTTGTTTTGAGTTGCATTTTCAAAGTCGTCAATTTTTATTTCTTGACCAAAATAACAATCACGGAACACCTGTGTCAGTTGGTCTAATGTTGCATTGCCAGTTGCTTGCCATCCATGAACATTTTTTTCTTCGAGCCAAGAATTTAATACAATCAATGATGATTCTCTCGCAGTTTCTAATAATTTGGTTGTTATCCATACTTTGCTTTGACTAATACGATTACACACCGTACTAAATTTATAGGTAGGTTTTGATTTTTCTTTTACGCCAAACCAATCTTGCATTTGTTGTAGTTGATAATGCCAATAATAAAATGGTAAAAAATACACCCCGGGTAATTTTAAATTGCAGGGACCACCATCAAATAACACAATAATTGGACCAGAAACTTTTTGTTGTTTAAGCCAGTGCAAATTAGATACTTCTAAATGAAAACTTACAATGTAATAATCATAGCCGTTGGGGAGATCGTGTATATCAACCCAACTTTGAAACAACGCAAAATATATTCGTTTATTGGGTAACTTTTTAACCCATTCATACCCCGGAAAAGAAGGAATGTTATTTTGTGTTCCTTCTACAGGCAATGGTACCAGCATGTTTTTCATTAATTTTTAAAAATCATGTTATATTGCCTTGGTTCCCCCCTAGTAGGATTATTTGAACACATGTCACACATGTCAATAGGTTTGGCATAAGTATCGATAAAATTTGTTAATGTAGATTTATCAATATTTAACAAATCTACTGGTGCATAAGAAAGATATTTTTTCCAGTCCGGATCATCAAGTTGATTTTTGGCTCTCAATCCATTTTCTAGTGTAGCTAATTGTGTGCATTTATATAATTTTGTTCCGCGAACCATAGAACATATATTATTTGAAATACATCCATACCTCATTGACCCTTCTGGATCATTGGTTGCAAATGGTTTGATTTTTCCATCTATTGTAGTTTTGTAAATATTTTTCCAAGAATTGCTGTCTGGGGTTGAAATATAAATATTGGCATTGATGTTATCTTTTATATGATAATGTTCGTTGTGTATTTTTACGATTTGTTTGTGATTTAAAAATCTATTAATACTCTCCCTCCACTTTTTTCCTGGAGTAGTGTTTTTTAATTCTTCGGTATTTAGATGATCAGTAATTGTCAGTGAAAATTTATCAATTTTGTCACTTAGTTCAAATACTTTTTTTTGATTTTTCCCCAACAATTGTCCATTGGTAAAAACATTAATTAGTGTATTTGGAAAATATTTATTACACTCCATTGCAATTGGCACAATCCGCTCATCCCAATAATACAGTGGTTCACCGCCGAGTAAAGTTATCATGCCCGTTACATTAAACAAATCAGCTAATATAGGTATAGTTTTTATTATATCAGTGAGATCAGGGTCTTGATCAGATTTAGCTAAATTTGAATTTGAGATACACCCATCACAACTATAATTGCATTTAAATCCATAGAAAATATTAAGATTTACTTGATCTGATTTTATCATTTTCTATTTATAGATGTTAATTGCTCACTTTAAAAATACATTCCAGGGCACGACTCCTATATATTTTAGCCCAGCAGCCGGGCACACCGTGACCATAAGGTCCTAAGGTAGGTGTTTTATACAACTCCAATTTTCATATATTCTTCATACGGTCCATCTGGGTCTGTTAATTCAAGTGTGTTTTGATATAGAGTTTTAGCAATAGGTAATGCCTGATCAAATTCTTTAAAATTTTTGTATTGATTAACAGCACCTGGATCACAGTTGCGAGCCTGGAGCACAACTATAGTACCGTTGGGGATATTATTCAACCATGATAGTCCTTTGATATTATGGCAACTTAAATTAATCACTAGTCCATCGGAGCCAAGTTGTTGATAATCTAACTCGTTGGCATCTTTGAGCATAGGTTCAGTTTTATCGTCTAGTCCTAATTTGGCCAATCTTTGTTGTCCAACTCGGAGTGCGTTAGCATTAGTATCAACATTGATAATTTGATCAAACGTGATATACTTGTTGAGCATGAATAATAACAAAGCCACATTACCATACCAAGATCCTAAAATATAAACGGTATCAAAGCGATTTTTAATTTGAGCCACTGTGGCAATGGCCCAAAATCTTTCAAGATTGAGACTACTACCTTTGCTACCGGTTAAGGTATTTGGGTATAATTCAACAAGGGGCGTAAGGATTTCTTGGGCAATCACTACCGTCGTCCTCTGGGTATACTGGATATTTGTTCATACTGTTACTTACCATCCACATGCAGTTGGCTACCTGTATTGAAGCTGGGGCTGAATGGACTGTTTGCAACTTGTCCACCTTTAGATTGTGACCATGCATAGCCGGCTCTATGACCCGAACAGTCTTGGGTGCATGGTGATCCCAGGAACTCGAGTTCGTTAAGATCATCTTTTAAGAATGTGTCAGCAAATGCCCGGCATAGTTGTTGTATTTTAGCATTGCGAGTGATTTCAATATGATACTTTTTGTTGCCCGGTCCCTGTGTAGGATCTTGATAACCGGCATAGACTTTATGCACACCAACTTCGTCAACAAGATCACTACAGTTAATGCCTTCACGTTCCTCCATGTCTTGAGTGCATGGGCTACAGGTTGTGATAATAATGCTACCTTCGGGAATAGAACCAAAGCGAGCATAGTAACTGTCAATAGCGGCACGTTCACCGTGAACACGATGGCCGTCTCGAGTGGGATAATTAATACCTACTACACAATTGTTGTCAGGATCTAGCACTGCGGCTGCTACCATACCCAGGTCTTGATTCTTTTGTTGACCTTGGATGACCATTTCGCAGAGACGCACTAGTATCGAATCTAGCTTGTCATGATTGCGGATTTCAAAGTCACTGGCTCTCATCAAGCACCAAGTATTT